GGGAACGGGTGGGGACTGCTCGATGAGGCGGTCGTACTCACCCCTCATGATATCAACAAACGGGCTTCCGTCGTGAGCCCTCTCCGTGCGCGGGAGGGTCAGCTCAAGCCGGATGCTCCGAGACAACTTGCCGTAATGTACACTGCTGACACGGTGAGACTCCATCAACTCTGACACTTTAAGAAACTGCATTATTGTGGTCAGGATGGCTGCAAAAAGGTTGAAGGCGCCGATGGCAGCTGGCACATATTCCTGCCACGAAAGGGGGAATGTCTCTTGTGCAAAATTTGCCGTTCCAGTGACTGTACTAATCACAATTATAGGGAGAGTCATTCTCATATTCATACTCTTGAACCTGGTATACGCCGTGTAGTGCATGTATCTGTAACACGCTGCTTGCTCCCCCCATCTCTGAAGTATCTTCTCGTGCTGTGAATGCCAAACGCGTGGACCAGTTTTCTTCTGACTCCTCGGAGAATGCTCACCGTCAGAATATGTCATTGCATACCTTACGGCTATAAAGTTTTCCTACAATATTTCATCAAAGATGTCCCTCGAAATTATTATGGGCAGCATGTTTTCTGGAAAGTCCACCGAACTTATTCGGCGCATCCGCCTCCAACAGGTTATGGGTAGGACTGTCAGGGTGGTGAACCACGCACTGGACGACCGCAAGGGGTGTCTGGAAGCCGTGCGAACCCACGACGCCACCGAGTTCCGGGCAGTCAAGTACCCCACTTTGGAAAAATTCATGTTTGACGGCGTGGACACCGTCGCAGTGGATGAGACTCAATTCTTTGGAAACCTCCGAGAGTGGGTGGAGTATGGATTGCCCGAAGGGAAGCATATCATCCTGGCTGGACTTGATGGCGACTTCAAGCAGCACAAGTTTGGTGAACTGCTTGATGTCGTGCCATTGGCAGACAACGTTACAAAGTTGAGGGCGTTGTGTATGTTCTGTAAGGATGGAACACCAGGACCGTTCACCTACCGCAACCCTGGGGTTGGTAGGGGGGAACAGGTGCTCGTAGCTGCCGAAGACTGCTACAAAGCGGTCTGTCGCAAGTGTCTTACGGCATCCTAAGCCCCATCAGCGCTTCGGCTGCCTTAATGTTGTTGCCATTCATTCCACGAAGCTCTTCGGCTGCCTTCATGTTGTTGCTGGGAGCCCCAAGACGCATCACCTGGTTCCCACCACCACCGGTCCCCCTGATAGCCCTCTGCGTCGCACCTTCTATCATCTTATCATTCTCGGCGCTCAACATCTTGTACCTCCTAATCAGAGTCGTGATGATCACTTCACTCACACGCAAGCCAATGCTATTACACAGAGTCAAAGTGTATCCATACAGAGTAATCATAATATTTATCAGGCTACCTGAAACCATCCGTCCCGTCGCGGCATTTGCCATCGTCAATGTACGTTCTGCAAACGAGCGATCGCTTGCAACCTGCGAAAGAACAGATGCGAAATCTGGCATTTTACTGGTTATGACTTTTCCGACTCCACGTTGGAGGAAATGTGTAACATTCGCCGCCGCCCCCGCCGCCGTCTCAGAAGCCATGACGAGTCCGGCTCCCGCCATTCCACCGTGACCAGCGGCTATAGCGTTGCGAACATTAGGCATCGCAAACAACTTTTTGAAGCGGTTCTCCATGGAGCCTGTATGTGCATCCGGCGTAAAGAACTCGGTCGTGCGTTTCTCCAAGACGCCGAACATCGCCCCAATTGCCGCACCACCCATTGGACCCATCCCAGATAGAACTTGGGCCACTTTAAGTATCATGGGCGTGAGTGCTGCCAGGTACTGCAGGAGTGTTACTTGGTGTTTGTGATCATACGCTCCCCGATGTTTCATATTGGCTGCGTGAGTCGCTCCCGCCATCGCGCCGGAAAACACCATCATCAGAAAACCGTAAATGAGCATGAGTTTCAAGATGTTGTTCATCCGCTCGTTTGTCTCGTGAGACACCTTAAGCCCCACACTGTTGAGGATTCTACCAATAACGCTCAACTCACGCGGGGTGAAGATTTTCACATTAGTTTCTGGCATCGTGTTCGTCGCAGGGGTATCATTTATCCTCAGTCGTTCCGTCATGTTTTATATGATTTAACGCAGAAAAATTTCCTGACAAGTAGTATATCAATATGCCCCACTGCACCAAGGAACATTACTCCCCCGAGCCCGACGCTGTCATCAAGCGCGCTTCCACCCACGAGATCCCGAAGTTCCTCAAGAGCTGCGAGTTTCGCACCGTCTTGATGGTCCTCCTCATTCTGGCTATTCTCAAGAGGCTCAAGATGCTTTAAATCTTAAGATACATCAAGAATGACAGTGAAAGTTAGGTTGCGTCCCAGCAACAAAAGTGACAAGAAGTGGATGGTTACTTTTGTGGATGATAAGCGACAGAAGGTGGTTCACTTTGGTGCCCAGGGAATGTCAGACTACACGTTTCACAAGAATCCAATGAGGATGCGTTCATATGTGGGTCGGCATGGTGGCAAGGTTCCCAAGACGTTGATGGATGATACAAACTCGAAGAGCGTTCATAGGCGTATGCTGGGTGTCAGGAATAGTGATCGTGAAAAGTGGGATAGTTCTGGGATGAAGACCCCAGGCTTCTGGAGCAGGTGGCTAACGTGGTCCATGCCCACCACCAGAGGTGCCAAGAAGCTCATTGAGGAGCGATACGGCATACAATTTGTCTGAAGAATCTCGTGAGCGTCATAGATACGTTGGTCGCTTCCAACGTCATCCTAACGGCATATGCGATTTTATCACCCATCCACCAAACCAAGTAATTAAAGTTATATGACGATAATAAATCAGAAGAGAGCCATGGCTTTTCATAAGCGCTTCCTTGAGGATATCGCTATGTGCGCACCCTACGAAGACACTGATGAACAGCGACAGGTTGTGTGGGACTGTGAGATGCTACTGAAAGACCTCCGACCCCTGTATCGCCAGTTGAGCCTCCGAGTTCGGAGGTGTCGCCGGGATCCCAAGGCTCGCAAGTATCTCGTCAGTAATCTGCAGAGGAAGAATACCGTCCGCCACAAGATGGACCAAGCCGAGGACATTCTTGCCTGGAGCCTGGGTAATTAGAAGGGTGGTCGCCGATTGTTGAAAAAATCATTGAGTTCCCTGACGTTCTGGCTCATCTCGTCAATGTCATTCTTGATGTTTACCAGCGGTTTACGAATTATCAGAACACCCACAAGTATAGAGAGACATATGAGCATCATTCAATGACTGCCACTTACCATACCCACATAAGTTAATAAATGAAATACGACATGCCACGGGACGAAGTTCCCACCCGTGATATGTGCGTTCCACGACTTTAACCATGCTGATAGCACGAGAATTCCCACGCTGGTGTCACGTCCGTGAACACTCCCGTGAATCACGGCGGTCGATATGGCACATACACGATCCGTGTTGTATCTCCATCCGGGGCGTGGGTCTCTCCAGTGGTTTGCACTGACCAGAGCCATGCCACAATTCACGAGTCCCCGCTTTTTTCTACCTCGTCGAATGTTTATGATACCTGGGATGACAAAACAGATACTCGTCACCACGAGTGGGAGCATCACTACTATAAAGGTTGGTAATTATATTTACAGGGATGACGACGGAGTATTGTCGAGTTTGTGGAGTTGGTAAAGAGTTAGATGCGTTTTACAGCCACAAGTCCAACACCGATGGAAGGGTTCAAAACCACATATCGGTTCGGTACACGTGTGACTTGTATTGCACCTCCGGGTTGTCCCACACCGTCAGTTGCTCGTTGCCGTACATCTCCTCGCAACCAACGTCCTCTGTGCAATCACGACCGCCCAGGGTCACGGGGACGGAGTAGTTGTTGTTCCCGTCGCCACCCGTGGTCCAGTAATGCCACCTGTCCCTGCGCCCCCTGACGGGCTTGGCGTAGATGGGGCGGAGGTCGTCGTCGCCCTTGAGGAGACCCACCTGATGCGGCGCCTGGGGGCGGTAATACTTCTGCACGGGTGGGGGGCGATACTCGGGGAGATCCAGCGTCTCGTGGGGGCGTTCGACCACCATGGTCTGCACGGGAGCTGGGTTGTGGTCCATCGGGGCCACCTCAGCGTTGCGAGGCATCTTGGAGTTGATGATGAACCCCATGATGACACCTACTGAGATGATGGATGCAATAATGAGTACAATGTTAAACCTTTTCATATTAATATAGGTATAGATAATGTTTGTATTGGGCATCGATGTGGGAATCATCAATCTGGCTCTGGTGCAAGTTGAAATCGTTGATGAGTCGTGGGACATTAAGAGGGTATGCGCTTGTCACAGAGTGGATATGACCCGTTTAACAGCGTTGAGAGAGACTACTGATCGGGTTGTCGCTGTGACACGTGAGTTTAAGGCTATATTTGATACGAGTGATGTCATCCTTATTGAGCGCCAGCCCCTGACTGGTCTCACGGGGGTCGAGGAGTTGTTTTTTTACATGTATCGCCAGAGGTGCATAAAGGTTTCGCCTAATGCTATGCACAAGTATTTCGGGATCAATCACTTAGATTACGAGGGTAGGAAAATCAAGACTGTTGCCAGGGCTTGCCAGTGGTTGAGAGAGCAGGATGGGTGGGTGAAAAATCCGGAGCGTCAGCACGACATGGCAGATGCCATGTGTATCATCTTGTGGTGGAGGGAGAAGAATAGACCACAGGGGCCCAATCCGTGGGAGTGCTTCAGATGTCTTTGAGGCAGTTCGCCCACCGCTCGCATGTCTCGGTCTGGTTGCACCACGCATATCCAGCGGACTCCTTGCAGCCCCACTCGTCGAGGTCACCCCCCAGGATGCGTCCGGCCAGGACGAGCGTGGAGCATGAAAGCATGTAGAGAGCGAAGAGAACCGTGCGAGAGTTCATTGTATGTTTTCTATATATTGTATCATTCTTTTAAAAACGTGGTAAAATATATAGTCAATGATACCCTGTGTATTCGACGGACACCATGGATATCTCCAGCCAGATACGGGGATGTGCATGTTCTATTACATGACGTTTGACAGTATCCTGGAAGTCGCAAAGTATCTAAAGAATGTCACACCCGGTCCAGAGTATGAAGGTGAGTATGTATCTGGTAAAAAAGTGATGCGAGATCCTGACATGGACATGTGGTGGTCCGAGGGAAGGTGGTGGTGCGACAAGAAGACGGCTGTGAAGGCTGCCAAAAGAATGTTTCGCTAGAGTATGGCGTATCTACCGCGTAAATACCTGGCGGGGCTGTCCCCATCTGAGAAGAAGACTCGAGCGTCTCGGATTCGCAAGGGATCCAAGACCCATCACAAGGATCCGAAGGCTTACAAACCCTGGAAGACTGACAAGGGGAAGAAGGTCAAGACGTCATCATACACCGTGCAGTTTCGCAAGAAATACGGAGCAGACAAGAAGACCCTGCCCCAGAAGGCTCGTGCAGCCAAGATACCACTGGGGATTCTCAGGAAGGTCTACAACCGCGGGATGGCGGCGTGGAGGACCGGGCACCGCCCCGGGGCGTCCCAGCAGGCTTGGGGCTATGCGAGGACGCATTCCTTCGCCATGAAGGGCAAGACCTACTACACCGCCGACGCTGACCTGGCTAAGGAACTCAGGGAAATAAAAAAGCGACGCACTAAGTAAGAAACAAATGCCAGAGTACGACTGTACCATCACGAGTAAGTTCACCTAATTCATGGGGTTAGGCAACCGAGTGCGGTCGCTGGATTTCGTGTCACCGTACGATCTCAATGGCAAGTCAGAGACGAGCACAAAATGTAGCAGGAAATAGTATATAAAGTTTTCTTGAAATATAGTATTACATCACGCAATGTTTCATCAGGAATATGATATCGTTCACACCAAGTCCATGAGGCCCGTCAAGCCCACCGTCAGTCAGTATACCCACCCTCGCTCGGGTATTGACATCAACCGTAAGGATCTCCCGAAGAAGGGGGAGCCGATGGAGTATGGTATATGCCGGAAGTAGTTATGTTAATTGGTGGATCCTCAACGACGTCCAGTGTAAAGTGGTTGCTATCTTGACAACACGGCACACCTGTGCTGTCAAGGTTTGCAGAGCACCGAGAACATTTATTATCTTGGTATATCACAATATAATGTCAGGCATTACTCAGCTTATTTCAGTGGGTGCTCAGGACGCCTTTATCACAGGTGACCCCCAGGTATCCTTCTTCAAGTCGATCTACAAGCGCCACACCAACTTTTCGATCTTCCACAAGACGAACATCTTCCAGGGATACCCCCGCGCTGGTGGGATGTCCACCATCCGCTTCGAGCGTCTCGGTGATCTCCTGAACTACACCTACCTGACGGTCAGCCTCAACGGTAATACACAGGAGGTGTCCGACTGGACTCAGGTAGTGGATCAGGTGGAACTGCTCATCGGCGGGCAGGTGATTGACACCCAGACCTCCGAGTTCTGTGAGGAGATCGCCATCGATACCCTCGCCAACACGGCTGCCAAGTCGTTCCCCGCCAGCCTCCACGGCGGTCTCGGGTCCGACTCGTACTTCTACCCGCTCCGTTTCTTCTTCTGCGAGAATTGGTTTTCCAGCATCCCCCTGGTTGCCCTCCAGTACCACGATGTGGAGCTGAGGATCCGGTGGGCGGCGGGGTTCAACAACTCCTACAAGTGCACCGCGCACTCGTGCTATGTTATGATGGACGAGGATGAGCGCAAGATGATTGCCACCCAGCCTCAGGAGATGCTCATCACTCAGGTTCAGAAGATCACCCCCAGCAATGACAAGATCCAGCAGCTGGACTTCAACCACCCCGTGAAGTTCATTGCCTCCTCGAACGCCGTGACCCAGAACTCTCTGGTGTCCGACACCAACAAGGTGAAGCTCGTGGCGAATGGTGTTGATCTCACTGAGAGTGCCGTGAGCATTCCCTTCTACACGGCGGTACCCTCGTACTACCACACGGATTACTCCAGCAGCAACGCGGAGAACATCTTCCTGTACTCCTTCGGGCTCAACACGAACAAGCACCAGCCGTCGGGGACCCTGAACTTCTCCCGTCTGGACTCGTTCCAGATCCACTGCGATGAGCCTGTCAACAAGAACATCTATGCCGTGAACTACAACGTCCTCCGAATCCAGAACGGCATGGCTGGGCTCACCTACGCCAACTAGAGCTTAAAAGGGTCAAACTATATTTGTAAAACCATGAGGTTCATCGACCTGTTCTGCGGGATTGGTGGCTTTCACCAGGCACTGACTTCTCTGGGCCACGAATGTGTCTTTGCGAGTGACATAGACCCTTCGTGCCGCAGGGTGTACCAGAAGAATTATGGGATTGAGCCAGTTGGGGACATCACCCAGCACCTTGACGAGGTTCCACCTCACGACATCATGTGTGCAGGGTTTCCCTGTCAACCCTTCTCGAAGGCTGGATTTCAGCGGGGCTTCGAGGACGAAAACAGGGGCAACTTGTTTTTTGTGATGTGCGAGATCATAGACCGCCACAAACCCAAGTATCTCCTGTTGGAGAATGTGCGCAACCTCGCATCCCACGACAACGGCAACACCTGGCAGGTCATAAGGCGCTCCCTGCGGGAACTGGGCTACAGCACCTACGACGACCCTACCATCCTGAACGTCCTGCACTTTGACATCCCCCAGAACAGGGAGAGGGTGGTGATAATGGCGGTGAGGGGTGGTGAACTCCCCCCACTCCCCGAGTTTTCCCGCAACCCCCGGCGGACCACTCAGGTACAGGTGTCCTCTGTGATGGAGGACCACCCCCCCAACCTGCCCCGCAAACTGCAGGTGGTTCAGGAGGTGTGGGATCGCTTTCTGGGTCTGGTGAACGATCCACCACGCTTCCCGATATGGACGGACTGGTGGGACTCTGGGGACGACCCGGACCCTCGGTATGTCAAGTGGATCTCCCAGAACAGGAAGTTCTGGGAGGAGAATAAGACTACTCTCCAGCCGTGGTTGGAGTGGGCTCGAGAGAAGCCTGAGTGGGTGGGGGCTGTTCGCAAGTTTGAGTGGCAGGTGGGAGGGACTGGGAGGACGCTTGACGATTTTTTGTGGACTCCCCGACCCTCAGGGGTCAGGGTGAAGAAGTGTGATTACATACCTACACTGGTTGCCATGGCACAGATACCAGTCTACGGACCGCAGCGGCGCAAGTTGAACCCCCGGGAGTTGCTGAGGCTACAGAGTTTTCCGGATGATTTCCAGTTCGAGGAGAAAGCGATATTCAAGCAGGTCGGGAACGCCGTGAACTGCCAAATGATTAGGTGGTGCATGGAGTTCCTCGCCTCCGTGTAATCTCCTCAAGCACCCTAGATTCCAAGGCGGTTAATTCCCTGTCAGACATTCCTTCGATACTCACAACCTCATCCACCTTCCTGAATCCTCTCATAACGCTGTATCTCACAGCACCATCAACGGGTTCAGGAAGTGGGACGAAGTGTGTTGCGTTTGTAAGCATCTTGAAGACCTCAGGTTTGGCTATGAGACGGTTTGTCTTGTTGTTGCTGGACAGAGACACATTCTCTCTGCAGAACTCCTTGGACACCAAGTAGAACCCAGCCTTGACGACTTTATTTTCACGCTTCCACCATGTCCCACCTTTCGTGATCAGAATTAAGATGTCGCAGTCAAATGATTCCCTTTGGGCGTCGGTCTCATTCTTGGACCAGTCCAGAGCAAATTTAGACCCGTCATCCTTCATGGAAGACTTGAGGGACAGGGGGACATCACACAATTTGAGGTCAGCCTCACCCACGTGATACTCCTGATACTCTTTCGCACCCTCGAAGTATTCCCCAAGGAAGTCGTCACGGATAGCACCACCGCGCATCCCACATCCATCTCCTGTCATGGACTTTTTAAGCGCATGAAAGCAGTTGGATAGGTACTGAAGGTCCTGACGCTCTAGAAAAGACTTGGCACTATCCATCTCTTTTATTAGTATAACCCTGAAACCTTAAGTGCCTACATACATTTATTTGTCAGTCTAATATATAGCAATGGGTCGCAAGAACACTTCCAAGGCAGCGACGCTTTCCACCAGTTTTAGGAAAGCGATGTACCGCTTCGGTTCATACGAGGAGAACTCACACTACTATTATGAACCTCCTGTTCGAGCAGGGTGTGAGCCGCCGCAACGTCTCCGCCTTCTTTAACATGCTCTCCGACACCTTCGGGGTGGAGGTGGCGGACTTTACGGTCACCCAGGACCTCACAAGCACCGAGAGCTTCGAGGTGGCATTCCACTCCTTTGCGGACGCCGCCACCTTCAACGCCTCCCCCAACTCTGCGGAGATCCTAGCAGCTTTCAAGCAGATGCTGGCAACCCGCTTCGGGGTTCAGGTGAGCGACATCACCCTGACGGTCGTGGATGGGTCCGCAAAGTTCAGACTGCCGTGGAGACCGAGACATCCGATGTTGCCACCGCCATCCAGAGTGACTTTGGGAACCCCGTGGAGCTTGAGAAGATGTTCACCACCGAGATGGCAACAGCCATCGATGCACAGGGGGTATCCGGTGCAGCGCTGACGAACCTCAACACATTCTTCTTCCGTGGTGGCGACCGCAGCTCCCCACCCGAGATGCTCACCCCGGACCTCGGACTTCGTGGCAATCCCCACCACTCGAACGGCTTCGGCGGTTCCCGAGTCCACCACCACCTTCTACAAGTACCAGGCAGTCCCCGCAGAGGGCATCACCACCTCAGCCTTCAGTGTGATATTCCCCGTGAATGGTAATCAGGTGGTTCATTTCAATTCTGTATCAACTCCGCAACTCGTATCCACCCCTCGTGCCTTCTTAGCGACAAGTGGTAATCCTTCTTTCCCTGTCTGGTATGGGATATCCGCATACACCCAAGACGCAGGGGCAACGCTCTCATACAAATACATCCACAACGACTTATCACAGGAGACGGAGTGGATTGCTTTGATTGTTGGTAATGAATATGTGAATTATACCGATGTGGTTGCGAGGGACAACAGCCTTGGAGTCTTTGACCCATCCACCCAGCACCTCCTCGTGAGGCACGACCAGACCGACCGGCAAATCGCATACTTCTACGGCAGTATCCCCGACCCACTCCCAGCGCCCTAATTTACTCTATAGGCACAGCTTTCATGACCAGCCCCTCAACCGCATCACCCCTTATAGTCCCATAGGACACCAGCATTTCCTTCACCTCCTCCAACTGGCCGCGGAAGCACCACAAGTCCTGCACCACCTCCTGGTAGATACCACTCAGAATGCTCTGGACCTCCTCGTCCACCAGAGCCTTCTGAGCCTGCGAGCAGTCATCCACAACCGCCATGGGACCCACGGAAGCCCCGAACCCAAACTGTTCCACCATCTGGTACGCCAACTGGGTCGCCTGCTGTAGGTCTCCCTGGGCTCCCGAGGTTATCATGGACTTGCCGTAGACAATCTCCTCCGCAGCCCTGCCACCCATGGCAACCTTCAGCCGCCCCAGCATCGCCTCGCGGGTCGGGAGGTCGTTGTCCTCGTCAGGGATGAACTGGGTGAAGCCCCCCGCGTTCCCACGGGGGATGATGGTCACCTTGCCCACCCGTTGCTGGCACAGGACACCCATGATGGCATGCCCCGCCTCGTGGTATGCCACCAGCTCGTTGCGGTCCTCGGAGATCTCGCCAGTCTTGGGAAGCCCCAGGGTCACCTTCTCGTAGGCGTTGTCCACATCCTCCTGGGAGATGATGGTCCGCTTGTCCCTGGCAGCGTAGATTGCCGACTCGTTCATGAGGGACTGCAACTCTGCGCCGTTGAACCCTGGGGTGAGCTGAGCCAGGTCTTGGAGGCTGATACCCTCCTCCAACTTCTTGCCCGTGCTGTGAACCCCCAGGATCTTCTCCCTGCTCTCAAGCCCTGGGAGACCCACCTCCACCCGGCGGTCGAAGCGCCCCGGGCGGAGCACCGCTGGATCGATGGTATCGGGGCGGTTGGTTGCCCCCAGCATGATGATGCCCCCGTCGTCCTGATTGAACCCGTCCAGTTCAGTCAGCAACTGGTTGAGGGTCTGCTCCCGCTCGTCGTTGTTGTTGCCCACTGGGTCGGCGGAACGCACCTTTGCCAGTGCGTCCAACTCATCCACGAAGATGATGCAGGGGGCATTCTTGCGGGCGAGGTCGAACAGCTGGCGCACCCTGGATGCTCCCAGCCCCACGAACAGCTCCACGAACTCCGAGGCGGATGTGGCGATGAAGGGGACCCCCGCCTCACCAGCGATTGCTCGAGCCAGGAGGGTCTTGCCCGTCCCAGGTGGTCCGCAGAGGAGGCAGCCGGTGGGGATGCGAGCCCCAGCCTCCACGAACACCTCAGGGGTCTTGAGGAAGTCTACAATCTCCTTGACCTCCTGCAACTCCTGATCGATACCGGCAACATC